ATTGGTTGCTGCTGACCGATCTCCGGTATTGGTTGCTGCTGACTGATTTCCGGTATTGGTTGCTGCTGACCGATCTCCGGTATTGGTTGCTGCTGACTGATATCCGGTATTGGTTGCTGCTGACTGATATCCGGTATTGGTTGCTGCTGACCGATCTCCGGTATTGGTTGCTGCTGACTGATATCCGGTATTGGTTGCCTTATCATCTTCCCAATTAACTTGCTCTTTGATGTATTCAACGCCAGCTTTGATAATTCCGGCAATTCCAATTTCTGCTTTCACGGAAATTTTCTTCCCAACTCTCTTGCTATCATCAGATGATTTCTGGCCATTCTCTTCAAGCTCAACTTCACAATATCTGGAATCTGAAGGAGGATAATAACCGAATACATCCATCGGAAATTCGCAAGCATGGAATCCACAATTACAAATGTCTGCTGTTTCTTCTGTGTATTCTTTTCCAATTTCATACTGGAAATCTCTACACTTTAAGTCCTTGTCAAAGCCTTTAAAGCATTTCATTCTTTCTTTTCCTCCTTTGCTTCTTCTACATCGAGTCCAAGCATTCTAAATGCCATATCCTTTGTGAAATCATAATCATTCACACTATTCGCCCAAGCTTCAAATGCCTTTAATCTTCCAACCAGAAGTGCATATTCCTCGTTTGCGTTCTCTGGAATATAATCTGTGCTCTTAGTTTCTCCCATGATTAGTCCTCCTTATCTTTTGCTCCAAATGTTTTAAGCATTTCTTCCAGAAGCGAAATAAACGGAATAATTGCATCTACCTGTTTGAACTTTTCCTTGATTTCTTTGTCAAGTTCTTCCTCGTTCATAAGACCATGCTCGAACGAATGTCTAAGTTGCTCTTTTACTTCTTCCTCTTCTCCACCATTTTTTACGAACATCTCTTTAATTTCATGGGTGATAACTGCATACTCTGAAAGAATATCAATCCCTTTACCAGGAATATTAACTAAGCCGTTTTCAAATTTAATCATTGTTTTTCCTCCCTATTTTCTTTTATTCTCTCCATCTGAATGGTATAATGTGTTCAGAAAGGAGGTATGTTAAAATGTTTCTCAAATTAAAAGTTTCCTGTACTTGTCATTGCGATTACTATATAAGTGAAAGAATAAGTACAGACAAGGTTGTGTGCCCAAATTGCGGAAAGGAACATCCTTATTCTCATAAAATAATTTCAATGCTTCATGCCGCAAATGAGATTGATGATGGTAATGTTCCCGGAGCAGAAACCATAAAAACTTCCGTTATTTCTGAATGGGAAGATGTGACTGAGCGTCAATAACAATCTTCATGTACTCTAAAAAGCCTTTCGCTTCAGTAGCGGACAGACCGCATTCGGCAATTTCATTTTTCACTTTTTCTACAAGGTCGCTTGCCTTCTGTCCGTTTTTGCGGCGATATAACTGATATATTTTGGAATCATAATCGGATAACCTTTCAGAAACGTAATCATCTGCTAACATCTTACGTCCACCTCCTTAACTTGCTATTTCATTCCCAAGAAACTTGTTAATAAAATACAGTTGGCCTTTTCCAGTAACTTTTGTGGTTCTCGTTACTCTGACACTTCCGTCTGGATTCTGAACACTGGATTCCTTAACTTCAAATAGCCCTTGTTCAATGTATCTCTGCATTGGCATATTGTAGCTTGCACCAGACTTCATCAGATATCCATTTTCTCGCATCCACTGGAATAATCTCTTCTGTCCTGTCTGGACACCGTTCTGACAAATCAACTTTGCGAGGTCTCCAATAAGGATTGAAGTGTGGCTGGTTGATACCGCATCGGCAAAGATCGTTTTCGGCTTGTCTGCTTCAATTTTTAGTCTTTGCTTTTCGATAATCTTGTCTCTCTCTGCGATTTTCTTCTTTGCTACCAGAATTGCTTTCGCCATCAATTCTTCATCAGAAAGAGTTTCTTGTCCTAAAATGTAACCGCCATGCTTGCGAATGGATGGTAGGACTTCATCTGTCACCCAATCTGTAAAACGTTGTGCTGATTCTTTTCGGCTTTGGAATATTGTTTTGTACAAATTAGCTTCATTGATGTACAGAAGTTTCTGGTTTCCGCCTTTTGTAAGGGTTTCAATACTACTTAACCCCTTTTCACTCAATCTTTTCTTCACTTCTGTTACATTAGATAAGCTTAATGCTCTGCAAACATCTGATAAGCAAAACATTGGTTCATTCTCTAATGTAGCCGTCCGAATATCTCCGAACTCTGGAGAATTAAAAATCTGTAATTCGTTCATTAGTCTCATTTCTGTGATATAATCTCCTTTAGGAAGGTGTAATCTCTTTTACATAGAGCACATCTACTGGGTTAAATTTCAAGCAATATTGCTTTCCGTTGTCATCCCATTCCAAACGTATCAGTTGATCTCTAATGTCTGGTTTCACAATATCATCCGGGAACACACACGGAATTTCGATTGTTTCCCCATTTTTAAATTTGATAATTGTCATCTTCTCCTTATAATCTCTCCTTTCTTGTGTTATACTCACTATAAGAGTGGAGGTGATGATTATTGGTATTTAATGGTTTCTGCGATAAGCAGAACAAAAATTATTCCATTGAAGCTTCTCTCATTAATACTGGATCATTGGATGATTTGACGCCTAATTACACAATAGGTCGAATTAAGTGTAATTATGCAAGCAAAACTGGATGTTGTTCAAATCCGAAACAATGTTCCATTTTAAAAGCTTCAAAATAATTCTGTTTGGCTCTCTGAGATATGGGAGCCTATTCTGTTTGAAATTTCAGCATCCTTGGTGAATCTTTAAACTTGATTCCCTCAATTTCCCCGATACCTTTCTGGTTCACCTGCAACATCTGCAAGTCCGTGGATAAATTTAAAGCATTCAGATCAATGGAAAGAATAGGTTCTGAATCTCCAACTCCCTGTTTCAGCTCAAAGCTTCTTACTCCTTCGAGTTTGTGACCATCTACAAGGATTTCTGTAAATATTCCACATTCGCCATTTACTTGCTGGATTTCGATTTTTGATACTTTCATTAGTCTCCTTTCTGATCTAAATCAACAGTTTCTTTTTTATCTGTTTTTTGTTCCAGGTTGTTATCAGAAAAACTTTCCACTTTCCCAAGAATGTAGCCTTTATCAAATTCCGACATCTTAGGAATTGCTTCTTTCAGCTTTTCTACGATTTTTTTTTCTTTTTCTGACATTATCTATTTCACTTCCTTTCTTCTACGCACAATATTTAATTTCGTATTCAGTTACGATTTTGGAGAAAATCTCTCGCAGCTTTTTATCGTCATCGATGACGTCCATTTTGTTTAGTGAATTAATTTCTGTTTTGGTGCAACCATTTCCAGCCATGCGTTTTCGCTTATTTCTTAATCTTGTATTCAGATCACATCCAGCCCGGCGTTCCAATTCTGCGTACATTTCTGTTCTAAGCATTTTAAACTCTGCTCCGGCACCTTTTTGTATGCGATTGAATTTAGAATTAATTTCTGAACGCCAGTTATCAAATACAGGCTTAACCGCTTCTTTGATGTTCTCTGTAGTTGCAACAGCTTTATCTGCGGTTTCTTTGGCAATTAAAATCTGCCTGTCTCTTTCTTTGTCGGCAAGTTCTTTCTCTACCATTTGTGAAAGTAGTCCCTGTAACATTTGAAGTTCTGGTGACAATGCCCTTTTTACAGTTTCTTTGGTTTTAAAGTACCCATTTACAAGCTGTCTCTGAACATCCCATGCTAAATCGTCTGTGAAAGACTTTACTAACATTAGATATCCTTGTTCTGTGGCAAGGACAACTTTTTCTGGGACGCCGCCTTGTGGTCTTTCCAAACCAAGCGTCCGAATTTCGGACGGCTGAGTTATAACGAAGAAATCTTCTCCTTCAATAAAGTGATTTCGATTGTCGTTGAATCTCTTCCTTGCCGTTCCGTCTGGTCTGCCGTGTACCATGTCAATATCTTTCAATGTAACAACTCGCTGACCGTTATACTCTTTTATTGAGATATCTGAATTTCCAATATGTACTAACTTATTCGTGTTTATCACTCCTTTCTTAATCTGATTTTCAATTCCGTTTTGTGTTGAAAATATTTTTCCTATGTGTTAAAATTCTTTCATACCCAAATAATGGGCAATGAAAGGAGTTGTTTGCTTTGACCCAACTTTTGAATTTGCCCTGTTCCTTATTGTAGGTCGCAGGCAGAGTGAACTGCGTTACCAAAGTACGTTAAGCAATTTCGTTCACCGCATTGAACAAAATTCCTACATTCGCCAACTAATGGGCAGCTAATCTTTTTTCACTCAATCGCAGAACTAAAACTGCGTAAGTGGCGAAGTGTTTCAAGAAACATTTGGTGCTGCTTATGTGACTGAACAAGTGTGTTCAGTCTGCAAAACACATAAGGTAAACAAATTTAGGCAAGAACTGATAGGACAGCACTCCTGTCAGTTTTTTTGCTATTCTTCTTTAAACAGATATTCCAGATCATATTCTGGGAAAAGTTCCTTTTTAGAAAGGACTGCTTCTGGATACGTAAAAGGTGTTTTCCCCTTTATCTTGTTCTGAATAGTCCTTTCATCAACACCAAGAACCTTTGCAAACGCTCTGATTGTAATCCCTTTATCATCAAGAACTTTCTTCAAGTTATTTAACACTTTAACCTCCCTCCTTTCTTTGTTTACCTTGTAAACACAGTATAGTCCCTGAGATAACATTTGTCAATAGTTTTTTGTTGACTTTGTAAACATTTTATGGTACTATATTTTCAGAAAGGAGGAATTAAATTGAAAGACAGATTTAAAGAGTTGCGAAAAAAATTGAACGTAACTCAGCAAGAATTTGCAGATAAGCTGAAAATAAGTAGGAATTTTGTAGCGCAAATTGAAATAGGAAACAAAGTTCCCTCAGATCGAACAATTGATGATGTTTGTAAAGAATTTAATGTTCGTGAAGAATGGCTTAAAAATGGCGAAGGCGAGATGTTTTATCCAGTTAAAAGGAATGATGAAATTTCGAAATTACTTGGATATGTTACAAAAGCTGATGATGACGATTTTAAATATCGTCTCATAAATGCTTTAGCAAGGCTTGATGATTCTGGATGGGATAAATTAGAAAAGCTAATCGATGCAATTTCAGCAAAATAAAAGAAAAGACAAGGGCAATGCGCAAACCCTTGTCTTTTTCTTTTTATTCAACTAATGTTTTTATAAATACGTATATTGTTCTTAACCAACGAGCGTTTTCTATTTTTTCTATCATCTCAATAATTTCTTTCTTGTAATCCACGTAAATCCCTCCCAATATTCCAAACATTTGTTCTCATTTATTAAATTATATCATGTTTTTATAACCATATACTGGGATAGAATTGTTTCCGCTTAAATCTTTCCTGGCAAACTGATTTATTCTGATTTTTCTATGAATTATAAGTTTTTTTGTGTAAATATTGTGATTTTTGCTTTTCCAAATCGTAATAATAATAGATAGAAATAAAGGGGCTGGATGCTTGTCAGCGAGGGATTTATAGCGCTCATGGCCAACCTGTTTTACCTCTGCTTTTGCAATTGCGATAGTTTTACCCCTCCCAAAGATAATACTATGCTCCGGGCAGAAGTAAACATATTGAATCAAGAGCACATGCACGAATATCAGTATAAACACAATTATGATTTTTTTATGTTTCTCCATGAATCCATCCCCTTTACACTATCATCTTAATGTATTACAATAACATTGTATCAAAAAATATACAATTACACAGAAAATGGCGAAATTAGCACCTCTGGTGGCGAATTTTACATGAAAAGGGATGATTTGAATGCGAATTGCAATATGTGATGATAACGAAATCCAGATTGGTATATTTATGCATCGGATTAATAATTTTCTCAAACGAAATGGTGATATAAAAGCATTGATTACTCCGTATGATAAAGGACAGCCACTTATTGATGATGTGGCAGATGGCGAATGGTATGATATTGTAGTTTTGGATATCGTTTTGAGAGAAGAAAATGGAATTGAAGTTGCAAAGGAATTGAGATTAAATGGCTATGATGGAAATATTATTTTCTGGACAGCCCACAAAGAGTATGTTTTTGAAGCTCTTGATTTACTCCCAATTCACTATATTATAAAAGGATCTGAAAATGGCAGAATGTATACTGCTTTCAATCATGCTCTGGAACATATCAGCAAAAGTACTCTTATGATAAAAGGAAAAGACTTTATTCATCGGGTGGAATTTCAAAATATAGAATATATTGAGAGCCAAAACAAATACATCATTATTCACTGCACTTGCGGTATAGTTTATATGGAACGATGTAAAATGTCTGATATTGAAGAATTACTGGATTCCAGATTCTTGAGATGTCACCAGAGCTACATAATAAACATGGATGAGGTAAAAGAAATAAATACTTCGTTCCTTATGTTTTCTGGGAATACTGTGCCAATCAGAAGAAAAGACTTTGCGAAAATAAGAAACGAATTTGAAGAATATACGACATTTAAGTAGCTCCCGGGGAAAGCCCCGGGAGTATTATTATTTCAGTAATTCATTGACTTTTTTCTGCACTTCTGTGTAGTTGTAGCCAGCAGCTTCCAGGCGGTCTCGTCTATCTTGTCCATTTCCCCATTCACCGTTGATTACCTCTTTTGCAACCTTGTCTACACTTTTCTTTGCTGTTACAGAATACACTGCTTTCCCATTCCAGTCAAAAACAGAGTAACCGGCTTTGCAAGCCTTCTTTGCATTTTTCAGTGACTTGTAAGCCCCGATCTGGCTCTTGGAATCCTTCCAGGTCTTGCGGACACGGTAATACTTATCAACCTTTGCTGTCGGCTTTGTGGTTGGTGCTGTCACGGTTTCACTGGAAATAAGCTTTTTGAATCTATCCCAGTCACCCTTTCCACGGATAACAGATGGACAATTCTTAGCGCACACATCGTAATGCTGCACTACTCGGCTTGCTGGGATTCCGTATTTCTTCATAAGCTGCTTGCACACATCAACTGTATTCTGGAATGCCTTTTCGTAGTTGTAGCCATCATTCATGCACATTTCAATTCCGATGGAATTATGATTATTTACAGTTCCAAAAAGCTTACCGCCGTAATTTACCCCAACGTGCCAAGCTCCACGATTATACGGCAAGGCTTGGTATGCTGACTTATCGTCAACGAATACATGGGCTGAATAGCCATGAAAATTGCCATTATGCTGTGCTGTGGCGTGTGCTTTGGCATCTGCTGTCTTGGCCGTATTATCCGTATTGTGGATGACAATATACCGAGGTGTTTGTCCTGCGTAGCTGTTGTTGTTGCTGATTAATGAGGTATTGATATTCATGTATGTTCTCCTTTCATATATGTGCTTTATTAATTAACTTCATTTCAACATCTGAATTTCAGGCGCTCAAATGAAAATAATTAGTCGAATAAACACGAAAAGTAATCTGAAAGGAACTTATCAGGCAAACGTACATTTTAATGTAACTGGAAATTATGTTGGATGCCCTTTTATTCCAATTTCTAATGCCAATTTATATAATATTGAAATTACGGATATTACTGTTTTTGGAGGGGCAGATAAAGCATCATTTGCGTGGACAATAGCAAAAAGCAAATTAGGAATCAATATTCAAATTGGTAATTCCGATGCAGCATATTATTTTGGCACTGCACATCCAAACAGGCTTTGGACATTGACAATCAAGATTTCTTAATTACTTTATACCGTATACCGTAATTTGTCTTGCTGCTCCACCTATATATAACGCTATTTGTGTATCGCTATTATAACTTGCGTAACATTTTACAGTGTCATGCTCATTTAACATAGCTGTTCGATTTGTACTATTGCAAGATTTAAATATTGTATATGGATAAATTGCAGGCGGAAATTGAGACATATTTCCATCATTGATACAAAAAATAATAAATCTAAATTGAGACATAGCAGGAACATTAAATGCAATCCAAGCTCCGGTTGTGGTAGTAGCAACTAATTGCGTAATAGGAGCTGTTATCTTCGTGTTTTGCTGATTTCTAACACAAAAAAAACTTTCTCCTGATAATTTTATCAGTGGGCATAGCTTTAACTCCGGAGCTTTCCCCGGAGTGGTCTTCTCTATCTCTTTATGCTGAATATTTATTATATGACGCTCTCACATTGCTCTGACTGATGTAACAATACACTTGGGTAGTCTTCAAATCAGCATGTCCCAGGACTGCTGCCACATCTTGTATATTTGCTCCCCGATCAAGAAGGTTGGTGGCCAAAGTCCTCCTGTATCTATGAGGATGTACATTTGTAACATTAGCACTCTCCCCAAGCTTCTTTAGTGTTCTTTCAATTCCTGCTTTCGACAATCTCTTATAGGGTGTCCTTACACTAGCAAACAGGCATGGATCCGTATCTGTCCGTGTATTCAGATAATCCTGCAGATGCATTAATGCTACTGGTGTAAGGTAAATCGTCCTCTCTTTATTTCCTTTTCCCAAAACAACAGCATCTCGGGTCTGAAAATTAATATCATCTCGATTGAGCCGTACCACTTCAGAAACTCTGCATCCTGAAGCATAGAGGAATTCTATCAGCGCCAAATCCCGAAGTGTTGTACAGGCCTGTTTTAGTCGCTCCATTTCTGGTGCGGTATAGGGCTTTTTCACTACCTTCGTGTACTTAATCTGGGACAGTGTTGCACATGGGTTTCTTCCGATCATGCCCTCGGCAGAGAGCCAGGAAAAGAAACTACTGAAACATCGGCGGATTCCATCCAAGGTACGATTGCTTACCTTCCGGCGCTCCTTGTATGTGGCCAGGTAGTATCTGAGATCGTAGGTAGTAATCTCATGCAGTGGCTTACAGATCTCATGTATCATCATGTAACACGTATCGTAGTACCTTTTGATAGTAGATTCTGCTTTTCCCTCAATTCGCTTTGTCGCTATATATTTCGCCAGCATGGTATCTGGAGTGTTGTCCACCACCATTAGCTCTGTACTCCTCTCCTGCACTTCGTAACTGTTCAGTTGGATGCAGAGTGCATCCTGTACTGCCTGGAGCTGCTGATCATTTAATAGAGATTGCACTGCCAGTAATACATTGTTGATGATCGTATTTCGTATATCCATAACCTTTATTCCTCCTTCTGCTTTATTGTAGCATCCAGAGGAAAGAAGGTCGCAAAACACGAAGTATACGAATGAAGATTTAACTTGTTCAGCAGGAGTGGTTAGAGAATATACATTTCCAAACCTGCCAGAACATAAACTATCATTTCCTGTTCTTATTGGTGCAAGTTCTAATATAGCTGGTTGCGTTGTTGCAAGAGACGTAAATATTACTGGGAGAATAAAAGTATATAGTCCAATTCAACAAGATGTCACCGTGTTGCTTATTATGCTCAATTAAGCTTTCCAGAATTTGCAATTTCATCTTGGACGTATACAGTTAGATGGCAATTTAGTAGTGATGGTGCAACATTTGTTGAAATTTGCAGATTATATACAAATGAACGTAAATGTAATTGGTTATCAACATCATCAAAAACATGGAATACAACATGGTTTTAATATGATTTCCAAGGTCTATAGTTATCTCCATTATGTGTTGTAAAGTGACGAACGTTATTATCAATATCCCACACTTCTATAGTAGAATAACCTGAATATGATCTGCAAACAGTTATTAATTGCCTATTACTTGTGCATGGATTTGATAAATTTGGATAGTCTGCTTTCCATGCAGCAAATTTCATTCCAGTACCATCAGTTAATTTGATAAGTATCTGATCCCATGTTGCAGCTGCTGTTAATCCAATTTGAGATAAGGAACTGTAGAATTTAAAATTCGTGTTTAGTGCATTAATCCCTAGCGCCTCTTTCAGCTGCGCTATAGTGATCTTCTGGGTTGTAGAGCCGTTCTCCAATACCACGATATCCGTATCAGATACTTTGGTAGCTGCTGGAAGAGCTGATATTAGTGTACTTGGTATAGATTCAGACATTTTTCATCAATCCTTTCTTGGAATTTTTTCAATTACTTTATTATTCTTTGTCATCAGGTACTTGCCGTCCTTTGTGGCCAGTGCGTATACTTTGTCAATGATTTTCACTGAAAGAACAAAGCTTGCCCCCACATTAACTGGGTTCGGCGTCATCCTCACATCACTGATTAATATGTTTGCCATATCACTTCACCATCACTTCCACTTCTGTGATCAGCTTCTCGTCCAGGATCTCATACATAACCCGAAGCTTATATCTACCTTTTTTCTGTGGTTGAATAACCACATCAAGAATATGTCCTTGTATTACTGCTCCCCCACTGTCTTCAACCTCTTGTGTTCCTTTGCAAATTAATTCATAGGAAGATCTTTCAATTATAAAATCAGTGCCCTTACAGGAACATATTCGCAATTTTATATGTTTCTTTTCCCCGAATTCAAAATCCACATTCACAATTACACCCTCCTATTAACTCTGCATAATACCCGGAATTTTCTAATACTGCCTGATACTGTGGCTCTAACAACTCTTCACGATACGGACACGGCTCAATATGAACGCACATAGATGATATATCTATAGTAATAATATATCTTGCTATATACGCTATATTTCCAGCTTCATCAACAGCGGACATGTCAACTACATAAGCGCCGTTAAGGCTTTTGGGGATGATGGCTTCCCATCTATCCCCTTGTGCCCTTGCGAATGAGATAATGTTTCCATTGACAGTACCCCTTAATGCTACTACCATGTTTCCACCACCTTTATCAGTCGGTAACCTCTACAGAGATTACAACGGTTTTTTCAGTATCAACCGGGTTCGGTGTTAATGTTACGGACTTGATGACAGGAGCCTTAGTGTCCAGTTTCACAGTTCTGGTTACAGTGGTACTCTTTCCGGCACTATCAGTAGCCACTACGGTGATGGTATTGGTACCCTCAGTAAGAGTAATTACCTTAGACCAGGAGCCATCAGAAGCAACGGTTGCCGCCTCTGCGCTACCACTATTCAGTTTGACAGTAACAGATACTGGGCTGGATGTTGCATCGTTTGTTGTACCACGAACAGTACAGGAAGCCTGGTTGGTAACAAGACCATCTGTCGGTGATGTAACGGAAAGTGTCGGCGGTACGGTATCAATTTTGAATGAAACGCTCTTCTGTGCTGCCGCATTTCCATCATAGTCAGACGCATTTACAGTAATTGTATGGCTCCCGTCTGACAGGGCAGTACCAGGAGTATAAGTACATTTATAGCCGCCGGAAATTGCAGTCTTGGAAATACTGCTTCCCGTAATTTTACTTCCAGAATCAATGGTGATACCAATGGTGGAAGGATCCACACCAGAATCATCATCGGTTATTGTCCAGACAATGCTTGGTTTGTTATTTGTAATCAGTGCGCTGGCTGTCGGGTATGTTATTGTTGAAATCGGCGCAACTTTTTCTCTTACCTTTAACTGTAATGAACTTCCTAACGTTGAATGACTAGCATCTGCTGTTTCTGCGTTTCCAGCATCATCAGTAGCTCTGATTGTTACCCCATAATAATGTCCCGATTGATTATAGCTGGATTTACTAGGGGCTGTAATCGTTCCATCATATCGTCCAGTAGAACTGTTATAGGTTAGACTTACGGTCTGTCCATTTACTGTAGCTTGTACTGTTTTTACACTCATATTCTCATTCCTTTCGTGAAATATTGTTGATAAGTTCTTTTAATTCCTGTACTTCTGTTGACAAAGCATCCAGTTTTGAATGCAGTTCCTGGTTGTCCGCTTGGAGAGCCAGGATTTTCTCATGGTCATTTTTCAGCATGGCAAACATGCAGGGGATTATAATACGGTAATTCCAGTTTTCAGCTTTGCCTTTTTCATTATGGTCAACGGCTAATGGAAATCTGCGGTCAATGTCCTCAGCTATGAACATCGGCATTTCTTTGCCATAGCGTTCATCTTGTTCGGATAAATATCCGTCTTTGTACTTCGCCCAGATTACCTTGATTCTGTAGAGGTCTTCCAGTTCATCTTCTTTTATGTTTTTTCCGTTTCCTATTGATTTGTAACGAATCGAAGATGCAGCAGCCGCATTAAGAGTTTTCATATCAGATGCAAAAACAACAGCTGCACTTGCACTAGAGTTCCACGGCAGACCACTCATCGTAACTGACTTATGAAAATTAGCAGAATCATGAAAGTCTGATTTAACATTTACTATCATGGAACCTGAGTTTACTGTTTTGCCACTAAAAAACTGAAAAGCTGTTTTTCCATCATCAGAATAACCATAAATATCATTTGTTAAAATGGTCATTGTGCCATTATCGTTAACCAAAAGAGGCATTTCTAGATTCAGTAATCCTGCTGAATCGGTTACTCCGTACTTAATTCCGCTTGAATCAAAAATAAGGCATTTATAGTTATTTTCATTTACATAATCTTTAAATATGGTTAATCCGTCAGGATCAAGCTTACTAGCCCATCCAGTTTCACGGCGGTTCAGTACCTCTAATATCCCATACCCATTATTTTTACCGCCAAGCTTTAATGTGCCACCCTTGGCGTAAGTGAACGAAATATATAGCTGATTTCCCTCTTTATAAATTCCTTTAATTGCGCCATAATTGGTTAAGAGGTTAAATATTTCTTCATGTGTAAGTGCATCTACATCAATTACAACCGCCATACTTTGGGAATCTAATGGTTGTGAAAATCCACCCGCCGCGTATAAGGTACATTTTATGGTACTTACATCTCTTGGAATTCCAATTGACCTTCCAGAAGCCGTTGTTATAATTCCTCCCGCTTTAGTTGATAATACCGTATATAAATTATGTGAAACGCTTGTTTCGTCTTTCGCAGAAGAATATACCGTTTTCCAATTTTCCCCATCTACGGATTCTTCGATTTTAAAACGACCTTTATATGCTGTTCGTGTTTCCGCGTTTCCATCGCGATACCAAGCACTCAAAGTAATATAGCTCGGGGCTACACTGCCATTCGCGCGTTGCTTAATAACATATGATGGGCTTTCAAGAAAATATGTTCTACCCGGAACTCCTTGTTCTCCCTTAATCTTTGTCCATGAATAGGCACCGGGGTTAGTGCTATCGGCTTCCGTATAATCTGTATACTGCCCGATGTATTCTTTTCCAGTGCTATCAGATACATCAAAGCCCATCTTACCATCCGCGCTGTTTGCGTAAGCTACATGGAAATATGGTGTTCTTCCGTCTGTTCCAGGTTTTCCTGGAGATCCATTTGCCCCATCTGCACCTTTTACAAGCGTCCATGCATAATCATACGGGTTAGTGCTATCTTGTAGTCCAAAATCAACATATATACCGATATATTCCCGGTTACTATCAGACACCGAAAAATCGGTTTTACCATCTGCGCTATTGGCATAAGCAATATGGGTGTAACTTGTTTTTCCATCTCGTCCAGGTTCTCCCGGAAGACCGTTCTTTCCATCGTTTCCCGCATAAATTTTTGAAATGGAAAATCTTTTGGTCACCGTCAAAGCACTAAGATAAGTTGCCCTAACATCTACCCAACCATCATCGGCTGACAGCCCCGTTACCGTATATGTCTTTGCTGAATTGTTCCAGATTCCTGTTATACTATCTGATTTTGTGATTATAAAATTACAATCATCTGTAATATCTTGTGTCCCGTACATTACTACAGCATGTGTAATCACATCGCTAGGAAATGTGCCGTAATTTCCATCAGAATCAACAGAAACGCCCTGGTATTCATTGCTCAGTTGCAATGTCATGTTTTTGGCGAGAGCTGCCGCTTCCTGTGCCTGTTTCGCTGCCGACAATGCGTCCTCAGAATCTTTCAGTGCCTTTGTAACGTCCGTATCTTTCAGCTGTTTCCAATAATATCCATTGCCTTCATTTACAAAGCGGTATGCGTGGCTATCGCCATCGTAGTAAATGTCACCGACATGCTTGCTCATTTCGGTATCGTCCAGCCATTCATTGGCCGGATAATTGCTCAATGTAGGTACTGATGTTCCTGTCCAGGTATTTATATTCCCATCGATCTGCCCCTGCATACTGTTTAACAGTCCATCTAAAGGAGATGCACCAATCCTAATTGAGGATCCATCCATTATTAATTGATGTTTAGTTATATCGGCAGAAAATATAATATTTCCGCTATTATCACGAACCACCAAGGCTCCCGTCTTAATCCAGTCAGCATTAACACCTGTAGCCGTAAGGATTCTGGCAATCACATCACCATCGACCGTCATACCGCCATTCCAATGTTGTCCACCATCTGTAGATACCGCCCATGCTTCTGCGGTCATTTTCCATACAATGTCAGAATCGGATAGCTGTGGTTTGTTGTGAAGATAATAGATATTGCTTCCGTCCGACTGTGTTTCCACTGTCGTGTATGTTCCAGAAGATTCCGCAAGGCGTTGTGATAATTCTTCCAGCGCTTTTTCCCTAGAAGTACGCTCATCTCTTAAGCTTTTTCTATATTCAGATTGTGCCTGTTGATTAAGGGTATATTGCTTCTGTTTGTTTCTTGAAACACTCTTCGCACTGCATTCTAATTGTTCAAAAGTTCCCGGGTTCAATGTAAGAGAAGTTAAATAACTCTTATGTTCTTCCCCATTCCTATCAGTGATTGTAATAGCATCCCCTGCTTCCAAAGCAATATCGGTTAGCGCGCTGGTTGTAAAAGGACGAAATTTTAATCCAACACATCTTTCAGCAATTATTGAGCAAATCGTTTGTCCAGTCCCCGGTTGTATTAGCTTATTTTCGCTAATATCTATGATGTACCCCTCATCCCCTGATTGATATGTTTTAGCGTTACTTTCAGATGAATTGCTTGAATACTCCGTTACTTTTACTCCTGTTATTTCAAGATCGTATAACCAAGGGGTAAATCCACTTGTATCTTTGGAGGTAATATTAGCTGGAATATTAGATTCTTTTTCATACCATCCGATACACAATCTTCCGTATGCATCTATTTTTGCCCACTGACAGCCCATCTGTGCTACCCATGCAATTACCTGTCGGAAAGTAATGCTGCTATCATCTGGTCGATTCTGAATTACGAAATCATCGTTATCAAATCTTGTTGATTGTAGTGTTACTCCGCATACCTCACAAGCATCCTGGATGATCTGTAATCTGGTTGCTGGGTATGTCAGTTTACTATCAGAATAATCACGATCAAATAATCGCATGGAATCTTCACAAGTTAGGCTGATAATAGCTGTGTTTTGGTATGGGGCATCTGTTACTGTCATGGTACAAATACGGATTTTTTCAATGCCAGTAGATAATTCAAGCCCAATATGGCAAACCACTCTCGCTCCATCCCAGATGTAATCTGTGTACTTGCCAGAAAAGTTGTTGATCTGCAATGTCAGCTTATTTACGATAGCTGCGCCGATATCAAAAGAACCGCTTTGCGATACTGCATCCTCAAATTTGAAGCCATTAGACCATAAATCTTTGTCGGTAATGGATATTTTGCTTCCGTCCGTAAAGGTAAAATCTGCATATTTCAAATAGTTACGGTTCCCACTATTCTGTTGTTCTTTAAATTCCGTTGATAAATTTCGCATATCTTACCTCTCGATAAAATCAAAACTAAGTCCTTCCATGCGCTCATTGCCTATCCACCAACACTTAAAAGGGGATTCCCTGTCGCCAACATAGAATGTTCTGGTTTCGTGCTTATTTGCAGATAGCAAGTCTGGATATGTGACCTGTATGTACTCTGGATTTACTGCCTGTATAATTTTGCAAGCAGTGTCCCAGTCTGGGCCATTCCAACCTACAGACAGCTTTCGTTTCTGTCCAACTCTGTTTTTATGCATGGTCGTATCGTCTGTTCTGCCGGATTCTGATGCCGATATATCCTGTAATCCCCATGTAAAAGAAGAAGGACAGGGCAATGCTACCCCATCCACTTTAAGAAATACTTCTGCCATATATTCACCTACTTTAGCACTCTGATTTCAAATTAGAGTGCTCTCAAGCAATCATTTTAGTTGCTTCACTTTGAACAAATTCTTTAATTTGCTGATATCCCCATCCGCAATTAATAAGGCTGCTTACAAGCATTTCCATATTTTGTACTTTTGCTAAGTCATCACCTGTGAAGAAATCTCTAAGATTTTCTTTTGCTTTTACCCCATAATCACTTTCAAGCTCTTTGGCTGTTTTTCCGAATAAATTACGATAAATTAAATTTGTGTAATTTGGATAAGCAAATCTTTTATTTTGGCTTTCCGTTATTTTCATCTTAATTGTATCTGTTAGGATATGTCGAATAACAACACCCTTGTCACGCTCGATTTGCCATTGCTGACGTTCTGTATGAATTCTTTTTAATTCAGATTCCATTTTATTAAAAGCGTCAATGTATTTAAGTTTCCACTGTAATGCTTTTTCACCATTAAATCCCATGGCTAACAAGGAAAATCCATCTCTTGTTATAAGGTATTCGGTATACTCACGATTGTTTTCTCCGATATAAGAAGTTTTTATAAAATAATCAGAAAGGGGGATATCTCCCCTTTGAGAAATCTGTGTTACAAGACCTAAATGTTTGGTTTTACCCTCTGCGTCAACTTGTCCTTCAATTGCCCTTATTACTTCCTTGTGCTCTTTTTCGAAAGATTCTGCGATTTTTCTTGACGTAGTAAGTAACTTTTCTTCGTATCTTTTTCCAACGATTTCTACCAGCATAAATTCATATCTCCTTTATGATTTATTTTTTGGCAACAAAAAAGCGCCTACCCCGAAAGGTAAACGCTTTAAAAATTGCTTATTATGATTTTATAGTATAACATACGGCGAAAGTATCATTCAGTATACTTTGGTATCATTTCACTGTTTTTAAAACTTCCTCTAAGTACAGATATTCGAGCAACTTATATGTTCTTTTGAGATCATAATAATCATCTACTTTTTCCAAAAGTTTCTTGATTTCTTCTTTATAGTCAATCATTCTACAATTCCTCCCAACACTCTAATCAACTTCTGTTTGCGGTTATACTTCAAAATCTCGGAAATCTGCCCCATCATATCATCCATTGTCATGTTGCTCTTCATGCTATTGCAACGCTTACAAGCCAGTTGCAGATTCTTAATATCATTGGTGCCGCCCCGGGACAACGGCGTAATGTGGTCGATTGTCATTTTCTTGAATTTGACAGGCTTACCGCATATCGCACATTTTCCGTTGCATTTGGCGTACACACTCTTTTTCTGAAAGTCATTGAACTGGATTCTATTTGCCATACGATCACGCTTTCTGCTCCATAGATTCAAGAGCCTTAAATTTCTGTCTTGCTTTATTGGCATAATCGCTCAAAATCAACAGTTTCATTGTCATAAATTGCTTGTTATATGCAAAGAAAAAGCTTTTCTTTTCGTCCATCTCTTCTGTGCTGTTAAATCCATACTGTTCCATGAAATCATCCACAAGAAACTTGATTTTATCAATAGTGTCCTCTACTTCGAACATTGTGTCTTCTCTATCCATATTTTCTGTCATTTTATTTTCCTCCTGTGTATCCCTGTAAAAATCTAATTAAAAGAATCTCTGCTGTGCATTTTCTGTATCAATCTCATTCTTCAAGAAAACTGGCGGTTTGTATTCTCCAATAATCTTGACTGCCTGTTCTACCTGGCTTCTCTTAATTGCCTTGTAGCTTTTGACCTGGAACTGGTAGCGCAGATTGGAATGAATGTTACTGTAAATCTTCTGGCGAATGGAACGGCTATTGTAAGCATTAGATTCCTTACCGCCAAGCACCAGTGTTCCTTTTCTCTTTACGGCTTCCGTGATTTTCTCCGCTTCAATCGGGAGAATCGGCAAATCCATTTTCAAAGTCTCAAACTCTGTCTGAATATCGTCAATCCGCTTATTCAGTTCTACATTTCCCTGGGCGAGAAGCTGAATCTGTTCGGGAATGGTCATGGGTACTGGGTAGCGAACTGTTTCTTTTAATTTATCCTCCACTTTGAGGAAATATTGTCTGGCTTGTTCGCCTTTAGCACTTTTTGATTGCATAGACAACTTCTTTGCAAAGCTGGCGGTAATCTTGCAGTCATAGCTAGCCTGTCCTCCGCATTCCTCATTAGTGAGGAATGGGAAATAGTCAATTCCCTCTTCTGCGAACTGATTATCTGTAATATTTGTTTTGTACCATCTTGAATAGTTGTTTCTGCTCATTCCAAGAAAGTCAAACAATATTTTGGCAGTAGTCATGCCCTCTTCATCAATACCAAGTGCAATCTCAATAGGTGTCTGGCTTGCTGTGTTAATTGTGATTTCGTTCATATATAAAAAAACCTCCTGTGAAATTTTGATTTTTTATTTGCAAACAGGAGGCATACAGTGTTATAATTTGTATAGCCTCCTATTTGGTGGCAGAATCATTTAAGAGATTCTTAACTTTGGTCGGTCGGGAATCTCTTATTTTTTATCACTCTGGAACATTTTCTCATACTGCATTTCAATCCCAATTCTCACAATTTCAGACCTTGTAGTAGCCTTTTCGAGTGCAACAGCATCCAGTTTTTGAAGAGTTTTCTTGTCTAATCTTGTCCTTAACATATAGTCTTTTGGATTGTCAGTTAATTTTGTTCCGATTTTCATAGCAGCCATTTCTATCACCTCTCTTTCTTCGTTGCTACAATCCTATTATAGTGTGTAGCAACAATCCTGTCAAGTACTATTTTCATTTTTTTCAAATTTCCTATTCCACTATCCGTTTCGGAGTGGTAAAATACAGATATCATATTGATTTAGGGAGGAAAACGCATATGAAAAAATCCAAAAAGTTACTGGCAGTTTTGACCATGATATTGCTGATTGTCTGTATGGCAGTTCCAGTATCAGCGGCTGGCAAAATTAACAAGAAAAAAGCCACTTTGAAAGTCGGTCAGACATTACAATTAAAAGTAACTGGAACAAAAGGAAAAGTAAAATGGACAAGTAGCAAAAAATCTGTTGCTACGGTATCTTCTAAAGGACGTGTAAAAGCGAAAAAGAAAGGTTCCGCTACAATTACCGCAAAGATTGGTAAAAAGAAATATACCTGTAAAGTTACTGTGAAAAAGGCTTCTAATGGCAATGGCGGTTTTGGTGGAAATCCAAATGCTAACAGCAGTGGTAAAAAGAATGTTGTTAGTTATCATGCAGAATCTACGCCGTATGGAGCTGTGGCAATCCTGGAAAACCATTATGATTATGCCGTTGATCTGACAGTAGAGTTTGTTTATTATCTGAATGGAACAATGGTTGGAATAGAAAAAGATTATAATTATGCATTTGCGGCACATTCAAAATGTGCACTTCAAGGCTGGAATCACGACAAGACTTGGGATTCTTTTAAGATAAATTTGAGAATTGAAAGAGCTTCAAATATTATAACAAATAACTCGGGAATTCATTATTCAGCCAATTTTGGAAATAGAAATGTAGTGGTAAAAGTAGATAACAATGGACGGAAAAATGCGTTTACCACTATTGCAATTGTATTTTATAAAAATGGTAGGATAGTGGGGTATGATGATCATAGTGCCGATGTAAAAAATCCAGGCTCAACAGCTTATCTCGAATTTGATTTTCCATTTGATAGGAATTTCGAGGATATCATACCAGATAAATTTGAAGTATATGTAAATGATTCGTATACATATAGTTGGATGAATTAAGATAAAGGCTAGGGAGAAATCCCTAGCCTAATCTTATGTCAATTAATGTATTCAACATCTACGCTTGGCAATGTAACTTGTTTCCCGAGAAGTGTTGTAGAATTTGATGTTCCGCTACAAGTTCCGTATACGGTTACCCAATCTCCTTCTAGGTAATGTGTTTCGCCATCCTCATATCTATATGAACAATCCCATTTATTACCGTTTCCGTCAACAATATACAACGTATATCCACCGAATATTCCTTCTAATGACTGATCTATTGTTCCAGAGACAATACAATGTTTTTTATCGTAACTGTCAGGATTTCTCAATATATCATTATAGTCCAATGTTTGGCAAAGTGCCTTGTATTCGTCCTCTGAAACTTCTTTTGAATTAGCAACTTCTTCTGTCACTAAAAAATACTGTGATAAACTATCATCTGAAGCATCCTTTTTATAGCTTTTAGCTTCATCACCTTTTGCAAATACCATACAATTCTCTAAATTTATGGAATCTCCCATAAATCCCCATGAATCTACATTTGATACCGTTCCGAGAATAGCAACCACATCATCATCTTGAAGACCACTTTCATATTTTGTATACAATTTACTATCCGATACATTAAAATTACTCATCATGTATTTATCACCAATAGTAACTTGTACCTTATTGTCTTTAATCTCACTTATTGTTGCTACAGTATAAATTTTAGCTCCGCTCATATTAACTGCATATTTATATAAATCGCTGTCAGTGATATAAGCATATTCACCAGAATTAAATGTTTCCAATTCATCATCAAAAGTAATTGGAGCCACATTCTGTTTTTTCTCTTCTACTGTAGGAGTTGCTTTTCTTTCGTAACTACTGGATTTTTCTGTCTGAGTTTTGGATGTATCTGCTTTTTTCTCTGTTTTAGATGAATACCAGCCAATTAGAATAAACACAAGGCAGATAAAACCAAAATAGTTTGCGCATCCCCCTTTTTTCTTTTTCTTGGTAGCTGTCGGCTGTGGCGTGTACTGTGGTTTTGGTGCAGAATATGTTTTAGGTTTTTCGATATTCTCAATAGTTGTTCTGGTCTTGTTTGCTTCGCCCCTGTCGCAATTATCCATTACACTCTTTTCAAGCATATACCATTCAACAACATATTGTTTTTTGAAATACCGTTCTGCAATCTCTGTTGTAAACTCCTTTGCCTGTTCATATGCGGAAGAGCCTGTTAATAAGCAAATTTTGAAAGGCTTTGCATATTTCGTAATTGAAAAAGCAACTTTCAACTGTACTCTTCCTAAATCGTCTGGTTCTTCCTTGTCATAATTCAATACAAAATCCATAGGATTTGCTTCAAGTAACAAATTTCCTTTGTAGTAAACCTCAATATTCGCTTTTGAAGCCTTGATTCTCATGGAATCTAACATCTCAATGTCGTATTCCTTTTGCTTTTGTGGCGGTTCCTGTGTTACATTTCCCTGTGTTATAGGGAATCCACAGTTCGGGCAACTTGCCGCTTTATCACTTATTTCCTTGCCGCATTCTGGACATTTAATCAGTGCCATAAATATCCCCCTCCTTAGTATGATACCCATATTGGACCACCTTGGGACGTATTCTGGAAGCACTATTTCGCTTTTCTATCAATTTCCGCAGTTACGGCAAACAAAAGAGCTTCTGCAAATTTCGCACCGAAAGAATCAGCGTATTTATCGTGAATCTGCTTTGCTTCCATGGTGAGATTTTCCCACTTGGGAATATCGTCCTTTGAGATAAAGGCGTACTTCTTGTGGAGATTCCATATTTCCTGCCAGATTGAAAAGTAAGTCTGCTTGAAATCCATTACACGTACACCACTCCATGATATTTCTCGAGCCTATATTTCTGTTTCACATTTGGATATTTTTCACGATCTACCTCACTGTAAAACATATTTTTCGGTCTGGCGTATAATTGCTTACTGCCATACAGGGCTTTGTATATCACTAGGTCTTCTCCTGTTTCCGTATGCCTAGCAAAACCGACAATCTCATACAGGTATTCATTATCATGCGGATTCTCGATAGTTTCTCTCTTAAAGTGCTGCACAATATCCCCTGGCTTAAATAATGGTCTGTTCATTTTCATTGTTACCTTTCTCCACAATTAATTAATTTCTTTGCTCAAAAATTCAATTTTCTTGGCTTGTGCCTATATTTTATCTGGTGAGAGGTTTTGAAACGGATTTGATTATTCTATCGCAGTAATTCTTTATCAATAATCTGGAAGTTTGCCCTGTGGATATAAAGAGCTTTTCCGTCAATCATTAACTTTGTCATTTTAGGTAGATCGTCCGGGATTTTCCAGAACACCTCGTCACCAGAATATGCGGCTATTGGTTGTCCAAGTTGGGATTTAATTACTACAAC